TTGGCAGGTGATTTGGATTTTTGGGTTTGTAATTATGCTGATTATACAAATGCATTTGTAGAAATGGTTGGGCATTATGATAAATTTAGTATGTATCCTTCAATGATTGAAATGGAAGATTCTAATGGGATTTTACCAAACATCAATCTGATATATACCAAACTAAGTCCTAACACCACAGTAGATAGATTTGATTTTACTTATTGTCAATGCTATTGGAATACTAGATTAGGTTTGGTAGTGTCACCACAAGCAGCAGAATCAATTGGAAACAAATATATCCCTTGGACTAATCCTACAAGTCCTCATGCTATCAAATACAAAAGAATTCTTAAAGCAGTAAAATATGGATATAGATTTACTCATGATTTTTGGTTCCAATTAAAACATCTTATTTCAAATCCCGATAAAATTCCAACAACACGTTCAAGAAAACCTTGGGATATTAAGTTGGAAGATTTGGATCTGGCTAAATTTGAGTTGAAACAAATCCCAATTCAAATTACTTCGAAAGCAAATGTAACTCAAACATTAAAAGAAATTGCTAATCAATATAAACAAATTGCTCTAACTCCGAATACTAAACTTCCTGTTCTGATAGAATTTACTAACAAAGAAATTGGGTTAATGGGAAAATATATGAACACTATTATTCAACAAAATCCTCTAAAAGATACTCATTATCTTGAAGTAAGAATTGGAACCCATTTTGTTAATTATTCAGATAAATATAAAAAATATTTTCTTGAGTCTGAACCTAAGTTTAAACCATCTAAACCAGAAGATCCAAGTATTTTGACAGATGACGAAGATGATGAAATTCCGAGATTAAATAAATCAAAAGAAAAAAAAGAGAAACTCGTTTATAATAAAGATTATGAAGAGTCAGATTCTGATGATTATGAAGAACATTCTGATTCTGATGAACTACCATCAAATATCAAAAATAAAATTATCACACAATCAAAAAAAATATCTGGGAATGATGAGGATTGTTTGGAAACCACTTGGATAAAAGAAAAGTTAAAAAAAAATATTGTGAAAAAATCAAAATGTGAAGATGAAGATTATCAAAGTCCGATTGTGCGAACTTATTTGTTAGATGATATGAAACCCAGAGTAATTCAATTAAATGATTCGGGTTCTGCATATATTTTGGTTGACTATTTACCTGAAGAACTGGCTTATAATTCGCACAATATGTTTGACCAATTATGGAATTTGCACCCTGTGGATAGACACAAGATAATCATGTATGAAAAAGAAGTTGAAGTATCCAGATATTCTAAATCATACCTAAACACTTGGACTGACCTAGCCCATACCAAATCAAGTTCATATATGTATTCGGGATTTAATACCTCATCCAATACAGATCCTTTACCTGATGAATTTGTAGATTATTACAACTGGGCTAAATCACAAGATTCCAGATTTAACCAAGTAATTGCGAACTGGTATGAAAATGAATCTGATTATATTGCTCCCCATGCTGATTGTATGAGAGGGATGATACCAAATGCTAAAATTTCTATTATGTCATTTTATTCTGATTTAGAATCTTCAAACTTTAGATTTATTGAATTTACACCAAAATCATCTAATTCAGATTGTTTGGCTGATCTAGTCAGAATCAGATTATCACATGGTTCTATCATTACATTATGTGGAACTACAAATGAAGATTTTGTTCATGAGATTCCAAAAACTTTCAATCCAGTTTGTTCTAGAATAAGTTTATCTTTTAGACAAATGAATAGTTGTAATTAAATTCTAATTATTTTTTATTTGTTATCTTGTTATTTTTTTATTCAGTTATATTATGACAATATAAATGAATTATTACGATAAATACATCAAATATAAAAACAAATATTTAAAGTTAAAAAATATGACAGGTGGAAGTCACAATCATCTAATAGCGTTATTATGGATAAATAAAGTTAGAGGTCCTATACAACAAAAAAATAAAAGTAGAGAAGACTTGATTACCATAGAAAAAATAATACGCGTATATAATATGTTTAAAATCAAATACTCTAATCCTCAAGTTATATTATTTATCAATCGAGACAAATATATTGATGAGGATTTTGAAGAATTGAAAAAAGCTGGTGTTGAAATGTCTGATATTAGTGAGATGGAAGTTATAAGACAAAATGAAAAATTGTTAAAATTATTATATCCAGAATATTATGGTAGAAATTCTTGTCCAATTTATCAACAAGTGGATATGTTAAAAATATTAATTCAATATGAATATATGACAAATCCTTCACTAAATTATGATTATGTAGTATTTTCTGATTTGGATATTCAAGATGAAGATTCATTGTATTTTAATGATATGGAATGTAAACCAGACAGACCAGATTGGATTGATAAATATTATTCAAGCAAAATATTTGATAATATCACATTGGAATTATTAGATGTATTTGGTTATTTAATGAATTGTCATACAGAAGAATTATTTAAATCTAAAGAAAAATTATCAGGTTTTGAAAAAAATGAATTATGTAAATATGGTGTCAGTCAAAGGACTTCAAAGGTAAAATTAGGTAATGAAATTTTTGATTATTATTTTGGTAATCCTGAAAATATGTTTTTGATTAGTAAAAAAGATCCTAATGTTATAAAAGCGATTAAAGATTATTTTATAGATTATTTATTTTGTATTTGTTTGTATGATTTGAAATGTGATGTGGATGGGAGAAATTTTATTTTTGGAAAATACGATTATTTTAATCAATATCTTAATTTTTTACAGAGTATAATTTTTTATAGAATTATTGTTGGGGAAAAAATATTTGATAAATTAAAATCTAATAGTGAATTAATAGAGGATTTAGATTATAAATTAAAAAAAAATGATAATGAGTATCACATAGATATTTTAACGCCAAGATGTTTTGAATATTTTAGAAACATTTTTTTTGATGGAGGATTTCAAAGCTGGGAATCTTTAAATAGTCCATCATACAGGTATTTTTTTAATCCTATTCCAACTACTTACGGTGTGATAATTTTAAAAAAATACGGATTCAATATTGAATTTACTTCTGGTAGGAGATGGTTAAAACCTTTTAAGTGCATTCCAATAGAAAAATCCCAAAATAGTGTTGGTGTAAAATAAAAATTGAAAATTGCTTTATCTGCTAAATTAATACTTAAAAATATATCACATAAATTTAATAATATCATAATGCTTTCAGATTACAAATATCAAATAATATTTGGTGACTCAAATCAAATAATTCCTTCAACTTATAAAATTTATTCAAACTCAATTGATGATGCATATGATTATATTGAATCTGAATATAATCATATCATTAAAAAAGAAGAATGGACAATTAACAGAATATATAGTTTTGATTTGTATGATTCAATTAATGTGTTATGTTCTGAATATTATAATATAGATTGTGAAATAAAGTTAATTAATCCTGATGAAATATTTAAAACCATTGAATTTTACAAAGATATTAAGATTGAAAAAAAAAATCCAAAACAAATTATCATTAAATCACTTTACATTATGTCTATTCCTGAAACTAATTTAATAAAACTATTTGAATTTAAAAATAATTTTAGTATATATCAAAATAAATATCTAAATATATTAAATTATGTAAGTATTGAAAATTTAAAAGGAGAAATACATAATCTTAGAGATCCAAAACATTTGTCTCATATTGAAGTTGAAAAAAAAATAATTTGGTTTTTGGAAAATCACTTTAGGAAAAAAACATTAAACAATGAAATAATTTTTAATAATCTTACTAATAAAACAAATTTTATTTTAGATTACAATAATAATAATTTTGTGTTTGATGATGACACAAATATTATTGTGTCATTATATAATATTATATTAAATTAATATTATTTTATTATTATAGTAAGTCCAGTTTAAATTTGTGGTCATTGACTGATAACCTTTTAAACTTTATATTACTATAAATGACTCTTACGAGCTTTTCCATTTTATATACCAAAGCCAATAAGGTATTATGGATTTTTGTCTACTTTTTATATAAAGTTGTGTAAACACAACATCATCAGATGATGATGAGACTAATAATATATAATTAATGATAAGTTTACTAAGGGAAATAAGCAACCTTCTAATAAACAATTATATATTTTTCTTATTTATTTTGAGAAATAATCAATAACTTTATCATTTAAGTTTCATAATTTCTATCTAAATATAAATGACATTTTTTTTAATTGTTTTTTTTTCAAATATAAATTTTAATAATATATTTATAATATTAACAATTATAAATATAAAAAGTAAATCAATTGACAACCACAATTTTAAACTAGACTTACTATAATATTATCTTTTTCTTTCTTTTTATTTTCTTTATATTTTTCTGATGATTTGTGCCGTTTAATTTTAATATTTTCATTTTTATTATTCGTATTTTTAACTAAAATTATTTCTTTTTCTTCTTCTGATTATCCTGATGTTGAATCTTTAATATATTTTCTTTCTTCTTTACCACTTAAATGAAAATTATCTTTTTTTTCCTTTTGTTTCTTTGAAATAAAATTAAATATAATTTTATAACCATTAGTTTTTATTTTTCTTATAAACCTGTTTAAATTTTGTCTTCTTATATACCTATTTTATTATTAGTCTTCTTATATACTAATATTATAATTAGTCTTCTTATATATTTATAATTAAGTTTAGTCTTCTTATATACCTATTTTATTATTAGTCTTCTTATATACTTATCTTAATACATATACATTGAAAAAAAATTGAAATTTTGTTCAATTTGATTACTTGATAATTAAGAAATTTATAATACTAATAATGATCTTAGGCTATGTATATGATATTTTACCTTTACCAAGAGATTTGGTAAATATAATTTTAGAATTTTATGGTGAGGACAATATGGGTTTTCACATTAGAAAAATAAATCCTCACATGTTAAATTCATTTGATCTGGTTAAATTTGATTTGATCAGACTAAATCGAATAAAATTACCCACAAACATATCTCTAAATAATGATCAAAATTATTTTAATTATAATAACAATAAATTTTGTTTTTCATCACCTTGGATAAATGTTTGTTCAAATCCATTTGCAAATCCATATGTAAATTTGGATAAATTTAATAAATTTAATTTACCAATTGGATTAAATAAATTAGGTAATCACGATAATGAAGATTTTAATTTGATGCGTTATTCAAAATTAGATTGTGTGGAAAATAATTTACTTATGAATTTTTTGACAAGATTAGAAAACAAAATTTTTGAACAAATTTGTAAATCTTCCAATCCAGAATATACCATTATAAAATTTAATCCTTGTATTTTACCAAATGAAATATTTAGTGAATCTGATGATGAAACATATGATGATAATAATATTGTGGGATATTATTATCAGGTTAAACTGGTTATCTTGAATTCAATCACAAAATATTATCAAATAACAAAATCTGATGGAGTAGAAATAATAAGAGAAATTAATAAAACTGATGTAGGTTCTTTAATGAGAAAAAAAGTAAAATTTTTATTGGCACCTATTTTTAAGATAAATAACAAAACCATGAATATAAGTTTTATCATTAAACAAATGATTATAAAATAAAATTAAAAATTTTTTTAATAAAAAAATAATAAAAAACACAATAAAAAATTTATAAAATTTGTATAAAATAAAATTATTCAAAAACAAATATCAGATGGATATAATTTCAAAGCGATATCACCACTCAATTTATATGATTCCTCAAAAACTGATTTAATTTCTATTAGCTGGTCCATATTTAGTGTCTTGGAACCACAATATTTATCCAATATCCCACAAACTTTTTCAACATAATCATCATAATGTTTGTCTAACCATCTGATTTTGACAATAATACGATTTGGAAGTAATAATTCTGTTCCCGGTTGAATATTTTTTGTTAATTTGCTTATATCTTTCCAAGTATAAATATTTGAAGGAAAACAATCTTCTAGTCTATGCATTGTTTTGAGTTCATTTTTTGTTTTGGTAAAAATCTCATTGATGTTGACATTTTTACCTTTGCACACATGTTCATACAATTCTTGATAACATCGTTTCCACAAATACAACTGAAGCAAAGTACTTGTTTTGTGTATGGCTTCAGTGATAATTGCATGATGGGCAAAATATCTTATGATATTTTCTCTTGTTTCAAGTACATTGGTTTCAATGTGTTCAGAACTGACCAATTCATCAAATATTGAGTTTAGATTTGTAGTCATTTAATATATTGGATAATAGTTTTATTATATTAGACAAATATCATAAATTTCAATTTTTTACATAAAGGTATATATATAATTATTTTATTATAATGAATAAAATAATTATATTTAATTTAGATGATACATTAGTCAATGCTAAAATGAAAGTTCCTCGTCAAACATATCATATGTTAAACAAATTCAAAAAACAAGGTTACATTATTGGAATTATAACTTATAATTCAATGGTAAATTTAGTAGCTAATCAATTAGACAATTTACATCCTAACGCAAGCGTAAGCGAGGCTAGGATGCTGCTACACTGGCCAAATAATATAACTATGTTAAAACATGATGAAAATGTTAAAGTAATTAGGAAAAATAATTAAAATCATTATTTCATATATTGTTAAAAAATTGATATTTATTTATAATATAACACCTAAAAATTATAATAAGAAAAATGAATTCATATAATCCTTTTAAAATTACCCAATACAAAACTCAATATGAACAAAAAAAATCTCAATTAGAAAAATTAATTTATAACAAACTCTATGAGGATTTTTTAATTCATCACAATTTTACTAATGATATTGATAAATTACAAAATAATACTGAAGAAAAATATATGTACACGATAGTAATTGGAGAAACAGATTCGATTGATGACATTAAATTTAGATATAAATTGGTATCTAAAAATAACCGGTATAGAAAAAATTGGACTGTATTGACAAAAGAATTAGATTCGGAATTATATACCGGAATATTTGAATTGATTGAGAAATATTTTTCAATATCAGATGAATATAATGAATTAAAAGAATTGGATAGTATTATTAAAATATCAAAAAAAAATCTCAAAGAAAATTATCAAGAAAATATTCAAAATCTAAAAACTGAATTATATAGATATTATTATGCGAATGCAGATAAGATAATTGATTCGGATTCAAATTATCTGGATGTGCATAATTGTTCAAGACCAATTATAGGGATTAATTTTGAACAATTTTATAATTGGGTTGCTGATAAATATTCTATAAATAAAAATAATTTTAAGTTAGATTTTATTCAAGCATTTATGAAAAATTCTATGGGTTTGGAATCTGATTACACAGTTATACCTGAATCAAAATCAGAATCCGCAATCACGTTAGAAAACTCTAATCAACTGGTTAAAATTAAACATTATCCACGAAGATATATTAAATGTTATCAACCACAATATGAAGTATTTGTGGAAAATAAATTAACTGGGCAAAAAACTACAATTGGATATAAACAATTTGACACAGACAGACGATTGGATTTGTTTTATTCTTCAATGTTAGAATTTATTGATGATACCTATAATATAATTTGGGATTGATTTTGTATAATAAAAAAATTGTTTTTTTAAACCAATATATATTAAATTATTAAAGTAAAGTAATAAAGTACTATGGCAGATATATTATTTAATAAAATATTTGACAATTATACAGATATTGATAATGAACAAATTAAAGTGCGAATAAAAATAATAAAAAATAATGATCCACATTGTTGGTTTAATTATCTAATTCAGATATTCGATTCAAAATTTCGTTATTTTGAAAAAACATTATGTAAAAAAAATTTAGATTACAATATAAATTATGATGAATTATTTAAAAATTTTAATATTATAAATCTAAAATATGAATCAGATACAGAAAAGGACTTGTCGATTGAATTATATTATAATGATAAATATGGATCGGAGAAATTTTATATTTGTCAAGATATTGACACATACAATATTTTCAAATTAGATAATCAAATTAAAGAATTAGAAGAAGAAAGAAAACAATGTTTTGAAATGTTTAATTTTTAATAAAATAAATTTTTTTACACTAAAATAAAAATTGAATTTTATTGTATATGAAATAGAAGTAATAATTTATTATATAAAATAAACAAATTCATTTTTTATTTTAGCATAAAATGACAACTATCCTTGAAAATTGGAAACCAATTATAGAGAATGGTTTGAAAGAAAATTCAAATTTATTTTTTAGAATAAAAATGTCTCGTGGTTATACACTTCAATATTTTCAAACAAAAGAAACAGATTTATTGAAATCTATAAAAAATATTATGAGAGAATTATTATTGCCTTATTTTATATCGATACAATATCACGATGATACTTTTTATGATATTGTAATTACTCCAATACATAATTTGGATTTGTTTTTGCCAAAAATAACTGATCCATAAAAATTTAAATTTGAAATAATTTTTTAATTTGTGATTAATTTTTTTTAGCTTTAATAATTTAATTATTATTTTTTAAATGTCTATATAGTGTCATAATCGTATAAAACGTTGTTTTAAAAAAGACAATACGGTGTCATAAACGTGTGAAATAATTAAAATACTGTTATTAAAAAAGTAATAAAGTGAAGTGATGTAATTAAATCAAAGTTAATATTTATAAAATCCCCAATTTTTTTAAACATTAGGTCATCATTTTCAAATTCACCTAATAAATTTTCTAAAAAATGTAATGTGTGGGTAATCTTTTGTGTATCTTTAGAAATATTTTGGTCTGGAATTTATTTATCTGTTAAACCATTCAAATCCACATATTCAACAAATTCTGTAAAAAGTTTTTTATTAAGTTTTTTCTCAAATATTATCTGAGTTTCTTCACTAAGTTTTACAAGCCCATTAGCTTTTGAATATTCACAATAGGTTGTATATTCATCCACCACTAGATAACAAGTATATTCGTACTCTGATAAACTTACATTCAAATCCAATTCTATTTTATGTGGATTATAGGCATCTTTCCAAATTTCAATAAATTTATTTGCTATTTTGATAAACTTTATTTTATCCATTTGATTTGATTGATATGTATTTGACATTTTTAAGTTTAAGATATTATTAGTATATTTTAGTTTATTATTAAATAAAAAAATCAATTTTTAATCTTGGTAATTGTCATTATCAATTGACACCTCTAAATATTTAATTTTTTTTAAGTTATAAATAAAAAAATTAAATTATTTAATTTTTTTTAATATTATAGATTTTAAGTAAATCAAATAATAATTGAACACGCATATCAAATAATTTCACATGTTTTGTGAGTTCTTTTAATTCTTTTGTAAATTTAATTGACATTAAACTCTTAAAATATGATTTTTTATTTTGTAATACTTTATTGTGAATTAAATTTATTATTAAATTTATATTTTGAACTGATTCTGAAGTGACTAATAATGCATATCTTATTGGCTCTTCAATTCTTGTAAATATTGATATTTTTCTTCTAGATTAACATTCACATAATCTTGTATCAAATTATCATCACTTGATATTTTGGGATTTTTTATATTTTCTTTTATGTTATTAAATTCCTCATCAGATTCACAATATTTATGAATAATATCATATATTAAAGATTCTATAATTTTTAATTTATTATACAAATCCAATAATTCCAATTCATGTTTGAATAATTCATAATCACTATCTTTATTTTCATAAATAAATCTAAATACATTTTGAGTTGATGTTATTGAATTTGATAAAGTAGTTATGGAATAAAATAATATATTACATGTTAACACCGGTATACTTGTATAACAATATAACTTGAATAAATCCATTGGGTAATATTACTATATTATACTTTTATATTTTTTTTATATTTACTAATGAAAAGTACTTGTTTATTATAAAATATATTTAATTGTTATTGTAATGTATTGTTTATTTTACTAAATTACTATTATTTATTTACAAAAAATCAATAAAAATAAAAAAATAATCCCAATATTCAATTTCCAAATCTATTGGTTCAATATATTATTTTTCAAAATAAGAATACACATTATTATCAGAATCAATATATACTGAACTAAAATCTTCATATTTAACAAATTTATCAAAATAAATAATAAAAATTGAAAATTGAAATAATAATAGAAAATTAAAATTGAAATAATAATGGAAAATATAAATTAAATTTAAAATATATTAAATAATATAATAACACATGAAAATGACAGAATAAGAAAAAGATAAAAAAATAAAATATATAAAATTCCTAAGAGAATTAGAATGCAAAGGTATTCAATTAAATAAATTCTATACAATAAATGATAGTTTAGAAGAATTAGAATATATATATGAATTCGAAAAAAAACAATTTGAACAAATTTTAATGAAAAATAAATTAAATCAAATGTGTAAAATGGTATCTGTTGGATTAGAAACAATTGATCCCGAATTATCTGCTATCACACCATTAAATCCAGATAATTGGGCTAATCTCAAAGAACCTATGTTGGATTTTGCAGTTCACCATATATTAAATCCACCATATCTTAATTTACCAAATAATAATAAAAATTCTGATAATAATTCTGATAACAATTAAATAATCTTGTAATTCAAATCTTAATTTGATATTTTTTTATGTTATATAAGTTGAAACTATTTTAATTACTATACAAAACAAATTAACTTTTTTTATGTCAAATTTATCTCGTATAAACTCTTAATACATAAAATTTGTTTACTATTAGGATTTGGTTCAAAAGTATTTTTCATTTGTTGTTTTAACCATATGTCTTGAATTGATGGAGATAAATATTGGTCAACATTAAATGTCATTGGATTCGATACAAATGAATAGGAGTATAATTCCCCATAGGTTGACGAATAATTTTGAACTTGTTGAATATAATTATAATATTGGGGAAATCTTTTATCAACAATAATTCTTGATTTGGAGCCACAAATACATTCAATTCCAATTGATTCTACTGGATGAAAATATTTTGATTCGGCATTTGAATAAAACCAAAAAACACATTGTAATTTATCTTTAATAGGTATTTGTATTGATTCTTGAATATTATAATTATAAAGAGCAAATTTTTCAATTTGAATTTTGTTTTTTGGATACAATTTATCCAAATCAATTGAATTTGCAAAAGTTTTAACAGAATCATAAACCAATTCTACTTTTTCACAATTTTTTATTCCTTTAATATTCCAACTAATATTTTGATTTTGCACATATAACAATTCTGAATAAAAAAATAAATATACCGGTATATAAACAGGTGAATTGGATAATAACTTGGATTCCAATATCGTATATATAGATTCATTGGAAAATATTTTCATAAACATATAAACAAAATCACTTGATAAAGTTGATTCAATTGAATTATAAGACCATGTTATTTGGTCAAAAAAATCTGTTGGATTAAATGGTTTAGAATTCAAATTTAAAAATTCATATTTCGGATAAAATACCAAATATGGTTTTGTAATAAATTCACAATTAGAAGTGTCTATTTGAACAAATCCTTCAGTACCTTCAATTATAAATTTTGCAACCAAACATTCAAAAAATTCAATATGGGATTTTATTTTGAATATATCCATTTCATATTGTATCAAATATACTTGTCTTTATATATGTATAAAATAAAACAAACAAATAAAAAAATTTTAATTTATTACATATTTTAATTCATATTCAAATTATTTTTATTTTAAGATTGTTATTTTTTTTATTTTAAATTTCTGTGTCTACAATCAGAACAAGCAAAACCTTTATTATTTAATAAAATTACCCAATCTTCCTTTGAACATTTACTGACACAATTATTTTTATTACAATAATAACATTTGATTAATTTATGTTTTTCCTGATGTGTTAAACAATATTTTTTAGATACTGAAATAGATGAACAATCATTACATTGTTCTAAATCATCTCCCCATTCCAAACATTCTGAATAATCACAAAAATCTTCAGGATTTTTATATTTTAAGAAAGCTAATACATTAGCACATTGGCAATTACAATTAGAAATTGAACTGATTTTTAAGGTATTATTATTATTAATTATTAAAATACTATTTCAATTTTTTTTTACTATTACCAAACTCTCTTTTTTTATTATACATTCAATACCTTCATTTTTTAACAATTCTTTGGTTTTGTTTAAGAGTATTTTTTTTCCACTTGGTGTTAGTTTGGAAAATATATTTGTCCAAGATCTCTTATTTTGTCTTTCATTCACAGATATCCTAAAAGAATTTGGAGAACTGGAATAAACTTTTAATTCTGATATAACTTTATCAAAATTACCAATAGTTTTT